CGAGAAAAAAATTGTAGACCTGTCCCACCCCTGTTAACATATATCGAACAAAAATGCAACAAAAAAGTACAACAAATTTTCGACAAAATAAAATTTTATTTTCATCAATTTTTGTCTAAGACAAATTTAAAAATAAAACAAATTTACCCTTGCAATATTTTTCTATTTTGGTATACTAGACTTATAGAAATTTTAGGGAGGTGTTAAAAATAGAATCATACATTATAGAAATTGTTTCTATTAATGAAGATGGTAAAATTCACAAGTACAAAAATGAACACCATTCACTAGAATTAGCAGTAAGAGATATTTTAACTTATCACAAAAGAAATTACAGAACACTAGAATATAATATAAGAAAGGAGGATAGATTATTTTGAAACAATTCTATCTAATTAAACAGTGGGGTAAAGAACGATCTATAATTTCTCCAATCAAACTAAAAAGTGGTTTTGTAGAAGAAGGAAACCATTTAATAATGAACAATACTAAAATAGTAGAGTTAGAAGAACATGGTACAAAATTTATTAGTTTAGTATAACTTATCACATGTAAACATGTACACATTTAAAGTAAAAAAGAAGGGATAACTTTTCCATCGTTATCCCTTCACCAAGCAATGTATAACTTTCCACATTATACATCAATCAAGATATACTATTATGAACACATATATGTGTAACGTACATTTATTATATCATATCTATGAATAAATGTCATTTACTTTTCTCATAACCTCATCATAATACTCTCCTAATGCCTTTTTACGTTCATTCCCATTCCCAAAATCCCCACGAATGGTACGTTTTACTAGATCATCTATATCAACAATAGATTGATGATTACTAGAATTATCAACATTACCATTAATAATGTTTTGTACCCTTTCATAATATACACCTAGTTTCCTTTTACGTTCTTCACCATTCCCATATTTCCCTGCTATTGTATCCTTAACTAATTGATCTATTTTAACCTTATCCTTTTTTGAAGTAGGTTTATTTCCTTTTACTTTTTCTTTAAATACACTCCAAGTAATTCCTTTATTCCCTGATCGTAAAATTCTTGGACAATTTTTCCCACTCCAGTAATTATGTTGAACAACATTTTCGATAGGAATGTTATGCTTATCCATTAAATGCTTCACTAGTTCAATTGTATTATTTACAGTTTGTCTGTAATTACTATCACTATTAACGCACATTTCAACACCAATTGAATTTTTATTTCCTTTTACATCTCCTGCATGCCAACATTGAACTTTATCTTTAAAAGATTGCACAATCTCAATATCATCTACAGAATAATGCCAAGTTTCCTCACTACCGTTATCTATATATCTTGAATGGTTATCAGCCCCAGCACCTTTAGAAGTATTATCTGTTTCGTGAATAGTGATAAACTCACAACTATTAACACCATTATAATGATTTGAATTATCCGACAACATTTTTCTAATTTTAACCATTATTCATTATCCCCTTTCTTTTTATCTACATTTTTTTTAACAACCCTTTTCTTTATAGCATCATTCCCTAAAGCCCCGAACCAATAACCAACAATAACAGTCAAAATGGTTCGCAATGTTTCGTCTTCCACCCCTGCAAATAAACTATAAGCATAAATACCTAATACTACTAACGTAATGACAAGGTGCGACATGATTAAAACCAACCCCATTCTGTCTACTCTTTTTTCTTTACTCATAAAGTAATCTCCTCCTATAAACCTATTATTTCATTATTTACAAAATATTACAATGACCATTATAAATCAGCAGGATTCGGTAGACTTGTTTGATTATCTCCTGTAACTTCCAAATAAGGTTCAGGATCAAACGTTGAATTCTCACCACTTGTACTACCATCTTTTGAGAGTACATAATGTAAATGAACCGCGATACCTCCACCTGGTGTATTCCCCATTGTGGCTATTTTTTCCCCTGCTTTTACACTATCTCCAACACTCACAACATTGGAATTATTCACTAGATGCATATAGGTACTGTAATACTCGTCATTATCATGTTTAATTTGCATCATGAAACCTCCTGAATTACTCCATCTTGCAAATTGTACAACTCCAGCATTGGTAGCATATACATCTAAACCTGTTGTACCACCTGCACCAATGTCATACCCTGCATGAAAACGATTTCCACCATTTCTAGTATATCCATAACCCATTTCATGTTGGATTGTTCCCATTGGATAATTATCTTTTTGCCAAAAATTGACACCACTAGCATTAAAATCTACAGGGAAGTATTTTTCACCATTACCACCATCATTTCCACCATCACCATTACCACCATCATCAGGATAGGTAATGTCAGGCTCTATACCATCGATAACATTCCCTAAATTATCTTTACCTGAATTAATAGAATCACTTATATTATCTTTCCCTGCTTCTATAATCTCATTTAATATTTCATTAAAATTTAAAGTAGGTTTAATTTTATACATATTATCTAGTTGATTAATAATTTTTAAGAAGTTATTACCTTGCGTCTTGCTATTACCATATATATATAAATCTTTTGTAAGCATACTTTCTATTTCTTCTATTAACTCGTCTATCATTGCCTGAATTTGAGCCATTAAATCTTCAACAAAATCATCAAAGGAATCTGTTATTGGCGTAAAATCAATATCTACAATTGGCTCTGGATTAGGATCAGGGTCAGTACCTCCACTTTCTCCACCAATCACACCGCCCCAATCTTCTATAGCTGAAATCATATTATTAATCGGGGCACCATAATCCTGTACACCATTATATTCTGCTTTTAAACCATCAGGATAATAAACTTCCCAAGTTGCCGCGGCTGTTCCCGCAATAACAACCCTACCAATTGTACCAGTTGGTAGGTTGGAAAAGTGGTCATTTCCTGCTTGCTTCACGTCATCAGGAACAAAATCTTTATAGTTGGCATAATCAATCCAAGCAGGATCATGGTCTGTACTATTGGATTGATCCTCTACCCAACTTCCAACACTTTCCGCATCTTGAAAAGGATCACCTGCTGGGGTTGTATGGTTCAACCACCCCCATTGCGCGTTATACCCTTCTGTATATTCATAAGCACCGAAAAAAGCAGGGGAAACACCTTGATCTTTTACTATGTTTAACACGTCAACAATTTGCGAAACATTACCATTTAACCAAGCTGAAAACCGTCCGTATGACTTCACTTGTTCTGCCACTTCTTCAACACTTAACCCAAAATCACTTGAAACAGGTGATTCAACAAATTCTTTCATTTTTGGATCTTGAATAACATCTTCCACGTTATCACCTCCAAGTGTTGTCTAATACATTTTGTGTCATTGGATTAGGTGTGTTATTGTTATGCCAAAAACGTACACCGTTTTCAAATTGTGCTTTCATTTGCTCGATAAGCGCAACGTCAACATTAGGAATTGTCCAGCTTCCTGAAAATTGAACATAGTTACATATGGTATGAGTGTTTACAACCACCCTACTGTTGTCGTCATTTACCAAAAATCCAAACAAATTATAATATTTTTTCAGCTTGTCCAGTTCATGATCTGTTGGTTTACTATGCTTGATGGTTATCCCATAAAAGTTCTCACTTCTTTTCAAAGCGTTATCCGTACTTTGATTGGTGATTGTGTTATCCCCTAATGCTAAATCTTTTCGTTCTGCTTGCTGTTGTTTATAATAGTCGTGTTCATCTGAAAATCGTCCAAATAGATTAGTAGGGGAAACGTTACTAATTAGGTTAGCCGCGTTATAAAAGCGATCTGATAAAGAAGCATTGCTATCCATGACTGTACCTACACGATTAGATGCAAGTGTACTTTCTTGATAGGCTCGTACATTCGCACTTTTTGACAAGGCAAGGGTATAGTTGTCTATTAATATAGGTATATCATCAAAGTTTTTAAAATATATCGCATCATTTAAAAATGAACCTTCTCGATCATGTACCCCTTTATTTTTTACTTTGTAATTGTTTAAATAAACAGCAATTTCATTATGATACCCTGTTACAATAAGGCTCTTAAATTCAATCCCTGTATCTTCATTTAATAAACCCATATCGACAAGCAAACTTTGCCCGTCCCATGTGTATATTTCTGTTGTAGCGTATTCGTTTCTTAATAAATGCCTATGTTCTTCTGATAGACCGTACAGATTATAAAGACTGTCCATTGAGTAATTCCAGTGTTTTATGTCCTCGTCAAATTCAGTACGATCCGAACTCCCTCCATCTTTAAAAATGGAAACAAAATCAACGTCAATACTATTAATAGATATTCTTTCAAGGTTATCATCATTAATAAAGATAGATGGCACCATAATAATAGAAGTAAAGTTTTGAGTAATCCAAGGGTAAGGTGCTAGTAATTCCATTAAGGTTTTAAAATGACGTTGTTTGACATGATACAAGTTGACAGGTGAGGACAGATTGTCATAGGTTAATCCCTCGCTTGTTTCGATTTTTGGATCGTCTACATGACCAAAATCTGCTGTTAAATCACATGTCGATTGTATAATAATGTCGAACTCGTGGAAGTCATATTGTTTTTCAGAAAAATAATGTTTGCTAGACGTTTTCAAAACATCATCATTATTTTTTAATTCCCATAATCGTTCATCATATTCATTTTTTCTTAAATGCCTTCTTGTTACTGATAAATTAGGCAACAAGTGAAGTACAGCACCTTGTGTAAATGTCATGATAGGGTCAATTAACAAATACACCCTGACATTATTATCATTGATATATTCATAATTAATCACATAAGCATAATACCTTGTTTCAGGTTCAAAGTCTGATAAAAACGTACAATAATTAACACCCCTAAATTCTTTATAAGGGATAGGCACATCAATCGTACTTCTATCCCTGATAAAGTTAAAACGTAACCCTTCTGTGTCTAATGTTTCATAATGTCCACCATGTAGAAAAAAGTCGTCACGTTCGGTATTGTTTTCAAAGTGAATCGTATTTTGAAAATCAATTAAAGGGGTGTTTTTAAAGAATATAAATTCTGTTAAATCGTTCATTAAAAACACCTCTTTAATTTATTAACTCATTTTTACGTTTATTTTTGACAATATTACTTCCTACCAACCTTGATAATGTTGTGGCAATTGTGTTAGATGATTCTAACAATAATAAATATAAACAATCTCTTAATTTTATTTTATCACCTGCTTGTAAAGATGGACCACTACCTCTTGTTATATCACTCTCTTCAACTTCTATAATTGTGTTCAAGTCTTTTAAGTAATCTAGTGTTATCATACATGTCATAATTTTAGTTAATGATGCTGGATATCCTTGTTCTAAAGAACGAACACTACCTATTGGATTAAAATTTCTTTCGGTATATGTGGCGGGGTTAATACCGTTCAGTAAAACAGCTGCACCCATTTTTGCATCAATATCATTATACAAAAGGTTATTTGCTTCACTTTCAGTTGGTTCATTTCCTTTTCCAAAAGCACTTGTTAAATTAACAACAATTACATTATCAACATATCCATCTAAATTAGCATTATGCATTGCACCCACGTATAATGTATGTGATTGTTCTTCGTTTGTTTCAAAATAAATAGATGCACGTTCAAAACCATCTGTTGTTCTTGAAATTGACCCTTCAATAATATTTCCATTAATTCTCGTTTGCAACCCTATTGCTCCTTGTGTGTAATCAATACAATTACACATGCAACTAATAAAATATTTTTGTCCACCTAAAAAATTGACTGTTTTTCCAATTTGAGATGAAGTACCGTTTGAGGTTACGTTTAAACTATGAGGTGCAGAATACCAATACACATCTGAAATGCTAGGGTCACCGCTTAAAATATCCCATGTATCTAAACCTTCTGAAAAATTACCATTTTGTAAGAGGGTTTCAGCAAAACTAGCTTTTTGTCCATTTGCTAAAGCACGGGTTGCATTATCGTACATTAACCTTGTTGAAGTGTATCTGCTTTCATTAGCATCTAATACAACACCTGCATATGACTTTGTTGTGTCTTTTGAGTTTACAATGGAAAATAAGTTCATTGTGTTTTGACCATTTGACGTTAATGTACCAGTTTTTCCTCCCATTAATTGGTAATTGTTATCAATAGTACTTTTTAATACGGTACTAACTAAATCTAAATTTCTATTGTTTTTCCCTAAAATTTCTATGGTTCTTTCTTTTGTACCCCACGTATGGGATATATCTTTATAGGCACTAGCATGCAATCCCATCAACAACATATCTTTAGCTGTTGTTATTTGTTCTTCATGTGGTAATCCATGAGGATTCATAAATTTTGTATTAAACATACCTATGTCTTTCGCTTTATCATTCATTGCATCTATAAATGTTTTTTTTGCTAAGGATTCATTAACATTTTCAGAAAAAGGATATTTAACATAGTTTTCAAATTCATCGAGTTGTTGATTTACTAAATTAATTTCATTACTCACATTATCTGTTGTTTTATTTAGTTTTGATTCAACATATTCTGTCGTGTCCTCTAATTTTGTTTCTACATTGGAAGTTGTTTGTGCCAACTGTTGATTAACTGAATTAATATTATCGTCTATTTTTTGATTCAAACGACTAACATCTTCTTCACGTTGTTGCACATTTTGTGCCAATTGTTGATTAACTGAATTCAGTTCATTATCAACATAATCAGTTGTTTCATTTAATTTTGTTTCTACATTGGAAGTTGTATCTTCCATTTCTGTATTTACTCTTTGTTCCATATCCTTTACATCTCGACGGTAATTTTCGACTTGTGCATTATAATTTCCAGTAAGCGACCAATATTCTTCATTATTAATATCAATACCAGCAGGCACATTTTTCTTTGAAGTATATGAACTACCTTCCCATAATACAATAGAAAGACTTTCATAATTCTTTTCTTTATCCCAAACTCCATCAGGTTTAGGCACGTACCTATTACCAACATAAATATTTTTGTATTTACTATCCAATTAAAAAACCCCTTTAATATTTTAAAACTAAATGACCATCATCAGTAGAATCGAATGTGATCGTGTTCCAACTATCAGGAATAACAGCAATAAAATACCCATCATTTAATCCGAACCATACAATTTTTGATATTCTAGCCACTATATCAGTTAAATTTCTATCAATCCATTGTTCTAAACTATCTATATATTGTTCAACTAAATAGTCACCTTCTACAATTCTTTCCAGTTCACTATTTATTTTTTCCTGCATATCTTTTATGGATTGAGCGAGTTTTTCGTCCTGACACTCTATTCTTTCAGCCATCATTTTTAGATATTCGTTTACCTTTGCTAAATAATCATAATAACTTTTTGCATTGGTTTTATAATCAGCACGTTTTGTATAAGATGGATAGAAACGTTTCGACAATATAAATCCCTCCTTTCTAAAAGACTTGCATAAAACAATTCTTTTCAAATTCAATAAAAACAGATTCTAGCAAGCCTTTTATTTTTATCAGATTGTCCATGGAATATTGTCGGCTGATTGTATTTCCTTTTGTTTTTCCTATTGTTTCATTTTCATTTTCACCGATAGAAGTATTTTCATTGGTTGCACCGTCTTTACTTTTCGACAAATTAAACTCATTGGCATAGTCTAGTTCTGTATCATCCAAATTTACATTTACTTGTGATTGTGGTAAATCTGTTCTTGCATTTCTATTTTCGTTTACCCCTTCATTTTTACCAGTCTGTTCATTCTTTGTTTTTCCTTTTGTAATACTATCATTTTCACCAGTCTGTTCACTTGTTTGTTCATTGGTTAGGAAAGAATTTATATCATAGATATGATTGATAAATTCATCATTCATTAAAAAAGTTGTTCTTACTTTCATTGAAAAATCTTCTATTGTTTGAGCATTGATAGACTTATTCAAGAAATGAAGAAGAAAGGTTTTCTTGAAATGTTTATCCGCATTTTCATCTATTAACCGTTCTCCTTTAAAAATTAAACCTTCCATTATATCTTGAATATCTTTATCATAATCACTAATCTTTTTCATGAATGAAAAACTAGGGTCATGAAATGTCCATTTCCCATTGTTTTCTAGTTCATTAAACCCTCTTAAATCTAATTCACTATGGATAACATCATATAGATTAGGTGTTTTACTCAAGGTTTTCACCTTCTTCTAACTTCTCTAATTCCATTATTTCACTTGCAACTTCATCATTATAGATCACTTCAATATTTGTACCATAGCGTTTATTCAATTTCTTGAAAGCATGGTTTCTAGCTTCAATTTTAATATTAGCCATTGAAGTGGTAAAGGCTCTATTACTTTTCGCTTCCGTATCAGATACCCCACTTGACTTTTCCACCGCTAAACTATTAATTCCTAGCATGTTATTTAGTTCACTGATTTTATTTTGATATTCTCTTTTCAGTTCTGAAAATTGCATAGCAATGTTATCATTTTGTACACTTATCATGTTTTCGTCTACATCAAAATATTTACCAGTTTTAACAAAAGGTGAACCATTATATAGATCAGATACAAGTTGAACGATTGATTCGTCATTTTCGTCACCTTTAAAAAAGGTCTGTATTTTTGTTTGCATGGTTAGACTATATCGGGATAAAACAATTTCAGCTAGTTCTTTTGTGTAGTGATTAATGATTTCTCTGTCCGACACATAGTTAAAAGTCTTGTTACGAACAACAACAAAATTTCCTGTCTGACAATCATCTATATAAGAAATTTCTTTCATTTCGTTTGGGATAAACATTTTAGGAATTGTAAAATGTATATCTTCTTTTGTAATTACATTACTAGAAAATAAGTTATCGGGGTTTTCTAGGGTATCTCTAGTTGTTACATACCCTAAAACTTGTACAGCCCCATTTTTTGCTTCCCCTATCACCACGTTATAATTTTGTGTAAGAGCAGCTTCTAATTTTAAAAAGTCAATCGCTATATTATCAGGTTTGGTATAACTGAAAAGAGTGGGTAACATTTCCAAATAACGTAACGAAAAAATTCGTATAAATTGTTGCTTATGTTGCACCACTCTTTCTTTTAGTTTGTCAGCTAAATCTAAACCAATCCCACCTCTTTCGATAAAGTTTGTCATATTAATTACCTACTTTAATAGAATTGTAGAATGGGGAAACAGATTTTGAACTGTAGTAATGTAACCAATACGTTACTTCGTCAAATTCTCCATTATAAAAAGGTGTTTTTAACATGTCTTTTGTATAACGTTTGTATCGTAATTTATTAATGTCGAAAATAAAAGCAAATTGATCGGTCTCAGGTTTAATTTCAACGACTTTATCTGTAAAATCAGTTAATGAAGAAACATCAAACGTAATTACAACACCTGATGGTATGGTATCTCCCATTTCAATTTGATAGTCGTTATAGGTTCTGAAGTAATTAATGGTATCTTGACTAGCTACCTCAACATCTGCTGTGGTACGATACACCCCTCCTAGATCATCAAAAGAAATGATACGGTTAGACAGGTCTAAACCTTCTGCTTGATACGTTCCTGCTAGTTTGGTATCTAATAGATACGTTTTCATTTTGTCGTTTGTTAGGATAGCGGTATTGTCTAGTTTTGTAGACGTTGTGTATCGACCTAATTCACCTCCACTTGCTTTGTTCGCTTCATTATACTTGTCAGAGTTATTTTGAATATTTAAGATAGCTTCAAACGTATTTTTAAATACTTCTTCTGCTGATGTGGCAGGTCTAGTATCTTTTGTTACATTTAAAGCATAGTCTACTAACATGCCTTTGATTTCTCTTTCTTCTGATACGTTAATATCGGATATACGTTTCTTATAAACAGATAGAGCATAAGAAACGGCATCACCTAAAGTAGAAAAGTTCAAACGAACATCATTATTATTTAAGGTAAACTTTTGTTTCTTTAAAATTCCCGTACCATATAATTTACTAGCAATTTTAGGGTAGTTTCTTTTTAACATTAATTCTTCACTTTTCGATAGGTTCATAGAAATTGGAACACTATCCAAAATCACGTATTCCTCTGAATACTGTCCAATAAAATCTTCTTCTTTTGCCAACCAGTCAAATCGGTTGCCTAGATCAGCGTGAATTAAAAGCGTTTCATTGATTTTAGGAAAAAGATATTTATTAATAAACGTTTCAAATTGCTTACCTACACTTGTCCAGTTTGTTCCAAACGTCCAACCTGCATTAAAGTCATTATTAAACTGTTGCAAGGCTGATAAAGCTGAACCTGATAAAACTTTATTTGTTGTCTTTTTTGGTGTTGTTGCCATTAATTATTACCTCCTATATTTTTAATTATACGTGTATATTCATCTTGTGACGAATTTTTAATCGTCATGTTATTATTTAATTCTCTGGACTTATCTAATTTGTTATCTTTAAAATCAGACTTCATCATAGGTCTAGTATTGTTAATTTCTGCCATGTTTAAAACCTCCTATTCAATATTTAATAATTGTTCAACTTCGTCTATTTCTTCTTCTGTAGGTTCTGTTTCTTCATTGTTATTATTTTCATCTTCATTATTGTTTTCTTCCTTGTTGTTAGTTTGTGAAAGACCTTCAAGAGTTTGTTTTGTTTCCTGTAATTGCGTTTGCAAATCTGTTAAAAAACTTTCTAAATCTGCTTTTGTTTTCAATTTTAATCCTTCTTGTTTATCTTTGTTATTTTCTGCCATTTTTGACACCTCCTGTAATTAAATTATAAACGAAAAGAAGGAATTAATCAATATAATCCCTTCTTATCATATCTTCTTCCATTTCTAAATAGATTAATGGTTTTTTCATTTTCACTTCATTGGTAACAGGGTATAAATCAGATAAAGAAAAAGTTCCAAGTGTCGATTCGATATACATAATGTCAGGTGTATTACCTTCCATTTCTTCTCTTATTTTGTTGAATAATTTTTGTTTGAACGTATCGTAATTTTCGTCATAGGAAAAAATTCGATAGCCTTGACCTATGGATAGTTCTGTACTAGCAGGATAAATTGAAATGGTTCCTTGTTCATTGTAGATTGCTTTATTTGTTTGGATTGTAACCCCATCTGAAAACTGTGTTTTTATAAATTCGTCAAAAGACATATTTCGATCAAAGCTATCATGTGGCACACCACCACTTTTAATGATGATTTCTCCATCAACAACATAAGCATATTTTTTATGATTGAGTACATAGAATTGTTCGATTTCATCATCTTGTATATCCCACTTTCCTAAATGGTAGGGATGGAATAGATTAGGTGATAGTTTATGCCTGATTTTACTTTTAAAGTATAAGCTGTCTGTATCGGTATAGATCAGGTTATCATCTATTTCTTTTTGAGTAAGATATTTCAAAGGATCCAATAAGTTATATAGGGATACACTTGTTACGAATATACTAAATACAATATTTCTTTCATTGTTCTTATATCCATTCGGAACATTTTCCAAACTGTCACCATGATAACGGAATAAATTAAAATAAGGTCGTAAAGCTGGAATACCGTATAAACCGTTCAATAATACTTTGGAATTGTCTACCTCTTCATTTGAAAATTTTTCCTTGTTTTCTTCTTCGGTTATTTCAATATCGTAAGGGCTGTTCATGACTATTTTTTTATTAAGTTTTCCTTGTGTTTTAATATAGTAATTTTCTTCAATATGTTGCCTGCTACCAAAGTACCTACATTCAAACGTGACATAGGAAAGAACATGTAACTGTTTAAATTCTAAGCCTGTGATATTCTCTATCATTTTAATCGTATATGTGTTGATATTAATAAAGTCATTCTTGGAATAGTATTTTACTAAGATTTGACGTAATAAGCGACTGTTTATCCTGTCTATGATTTCATTATCAAAACGTTTTTTGGTCATTCGGTAGAGAGTATATTCTTCGTCACGTTGATGAATCGGTATACTCTTTTCTATTTCATACGATTCATAACTTTTTAAAAATGTTGGTACTTTAAAATCATGCATAGCATATGGATAACTAGAATTAATATCTATCGAAAACATTTTCTCTTTGATGATTTTACCAACATATTTTTGGTTATACATGTTCAGCCCACCACTATAAAAAGGCTTTAAATAATCATAAAAATTTTCGTTTGCAAATTTATAATTGGTATACTTGATATGTTTTCCATCTTTATTGTCACCAACTTTTTTAAGCAATTGATAACTTGTAAGATCATTGTCATTATAAAAGTCTAATATATTAGATGTAAATGTGATTTTACTATAATCAAATCCTTTGAAAATTTGAGAATAATATTTAACAGAATAGGCAAGAATGATAACATCATTCTCAATATAAGTTAGTTCATCTTTATCTAAGTTATTAAACACCTCATGAGCATACTCGTGGGCTTCTTCTTCCGTCATGTCATACGGTTTATTGTATTTGCTATAGTTAAAATCCGTCTTTAGCTGATCGTCTGTTAAAACGTTAATCCGCTTTAATTTATGACCTAGTGTTGCAATAGAAACATTTGTTTTCATAAAGTTATCTGTTGTAAAAAAATGGATTCCTTTCAGAAAGAAAATTAATTCTAAGTTATTGCTTGACTTGATCCTCTTTTCTAAAATAATACCTTGCTGTTTTTCTTCTTTTGTCACCTTTGACGATTTAACCGTTAGGGTGTTTCCTTCTTCTGTTGCGTTTTTCAAGTACATATTTTTAACTATGGTTTCAGGGTAATAATATAAAATATCATGTCTTAAAAAATGATTGTCGTATTTGTTATTATTATGTGCTATTAGTTCTACCTTCGGGGTTGTTTTCCACTTTGACCAGGCATTGAATATCGTTTCAAAGAATTGCCAAAAATTAGGGAATTTACTAATGTGTAGATCGTTACCGTCAAAATATGAAACAGCTAGGGAGTAGGTGACGTTCTTATATTTTGATGGTTTTTCCTTTCCTTCTTCTTCATTGTATTGTAAAGTTTCTATGTCAAAGAATAAACGTATATTCTTTTCTTTTCGATATTTGAGTAAATAATCTTTTAAGATCATAGTCCAAACTTCTTCAATAAGCCTTTTTTCGTTTGATCTATATAATTATCTTTATACTGTTTTTCTTTCTTATCAAAGTTCGATTCGTTTTGATTCATTGACATATATTTTGAAATGATTTTTGTTATCTTTAATTCGTTTAAAGCGTGAAAGCTATTTGTTACTAAATCTTTTGTAAAATTGTTGTCGAATAAATAAAATTCTTTGCTATAGCGTTTCTTGTGTTTAAAATCGAAAAATGTTTCATCCAAATAAATGCTTTCATCTGTATTGTCTTTTAACATTAAATTGAAGTCATAATGTTCACTAAAATAGATAACAGATAAAAGGATCAGGTTATTTTCTTCATTAAAAGTTATTTTCAAATAGTTGTCCTGTAGCTTTACAACTATAAAACGTGCGTTTTTCTTTAAAGCATTACGTTGTTTTTCTGTAATCAGGTTAAAAGAATTCGTTTTAAATTCCCCATGGGTCATACTGTCGTTTTCTTCATTAAAAGCTCTTAAATTACGTTGTTCATTTGCGGTTTCATTTTTATGCATTTCTAAGACAATATTATCATGTTTCCGTATGGTATTAATAGGGTGTTTTTCAAGGATATTAAATAAGTCCAAATTAGATAAAACAGGAGATGAAAAGTTGACCGCATTTCCTAAATAAATTATTTTCGGGAATTTAATCAAAGGACGGTCCTCTTCACTTTTTCGGTCAATACTTCCATATATTGTTTTTAACCGTTCCCATTCATCAGGTAAATAATCACCTTCTAATGCTAAAAATTCATCATATACGATAACAGGAAAGTCCTCTAAATAGTTAGAATGATATTTTAAATCGGTTGCTTGATTTAAGTCTGTAATAATTCCTACCTCTTTATCTTTATAAAGAATCGTAATATAGAAGTCAGTACGTAAAAACATAAAGTCCTTTAAATTGTATATTTTTGACTTGTCAAGTATTTTAATTAAAAACTTCTGATAGGCAAATCTCACCGTATACCTTCTCGCTAAAAGAGTAAACCGTATACCAAAATCAATAGATAGTTTTATAAGAGCATGAATATAGTTAAATGATTTTCCGTCACTTCGATTTGAAATACTTATATAATGGTCTACATCTTCATCTAATAAGTAATCTAGTAATTCAATTTGATTGTAACGTTCGGGTACGTTTTTCTTTCTGAAATTTTCTATGAATTTATAATACTTTTGTTCTTCTTTATTGTTCATCTTGTAACCTCCTATAAGTCAAAAGATGATGCTGTTGGTAGATATTCAGCATACCACACAACATTATATCTGTAATCTTCTGCCGGTAATTGTCGTAAAAAGTCACGAATGAGATTAATTAGTTTTTGAAAATTCCCATTCGCTTCAAGATGCATGGTAAGAAAAATATTTGCTATATGCATATTTTTGTAGCTTGAATTGTTAGAGGATGGGGTTTGTATCATGTTTGCTAATTGGGTTAATGTATCTCTTATTTTTCCACCATGATTAATGATAGATCGTGCCTGTACCCATGATATAGTATACCTTGTATTTACTTGTCCAAAATAAGAAAATAATTCGGGGATATTGTTATCTATAAAACGTTCAAATTGTGTTTGTAGTTCGGTATCGGCAAAGCGATAATTGAAAAAGTTAGAAGCTGTCATATTTATTTTCCTTTCTAAAAATAAAAAGCCTGTTAGTCATTAACAGGCTTTTTATAGGGTTATTTTTGTTCCAAGTGGGATAAAGCTAGATCAATTTGCACACCGTTTTGTCGTTTCGTTCCTGTTACTTTGACATAAATCTTTTTGTAATTTTCGTCATTCGGATAACCAAACGTTTGAAAAAGGTTTTTAATTGTATGATAAACAGATTTTGAAGAAGTGGCATAGTAACTACCATTATCTTTTATAGTTGTTGTTACCCCATTTGTAGTTACCCCTGTCTTTTCGTCAAAACTCTGGTATGGATTCATGTAAACTTCATCTATTCCAATTGTTTCATTAATCATTCGACCAAGTGGCTTTACAAGATCATTATCTTGTGAATTAAAGACTTTGTATAATTCAATTTGTTTTTCTTGTGTTTCAGGAATATGGGAATGAAATTTATGATACTTCATTTCTCTTCTAAACGTTCCATCTTGTAATTGCTTTACTACATAATTTTCTGTTTCCTCAACTACTCTTTCCTTTACAATCATTTCACCAGTTTCTGTGTTTACCATCATTTCATTTTTTTCAGTCATTTCATTTCCTCCTGTTTAAAGTCTAGTAGACTATTATTTTTTAAGTTCTTCTAATTGTTCAATAGATAATTGGATTATTACATCTTCTTTTCTTACTTGAAAAATAGATTCAAATTCGATACCGTTTTTTTCTAAAATTTCACTAGCTTGATATTTTGAAATTCTATCTTTTTCATTGGTATGAAATACACCTAGTTCATTATCTACTGTTTCAAAGTAAATATTTTGTAGTTTAATAGGAACTTCCATTAATTCTGACAAAATTTTTCACCACCTTTCATGTGATAGATTTAATATATCATTTATTGACAATATTTGTCAAATAGTAATTTGTTATTTATTAAAAAATTTTATTCCATTATTTTTTTAAGTATGAAATTCTATTATTTCTTAAAATATATAGATTTGATATTTTTATAATACCTGTTTCTTTTGAATCAAAGTTACAAAAGTAAATTACTGATCTTTCATTTCCTTCTTGTTCGACAATTCCTATTGGTTTCATATTTGTCTTTCCCTCCTTTCACTATCTATTATACTATTTTTCACAAATATTGCAAGGGTAAATTTGTTTTATTTTTAAATTTGTCTTAGACAAAAATTGATGAAAATAAAATTTTATTTTGTCGAAAATTTGTTGTACTTTTTTGTTGCATTTTTGTTCGATATATGTTAACAGGGGTGGGACAGGTCTACAATTTTTTTCTCG